GAACGGTGCCGTGCGGAACTTTACGAATGCCTCGACGCTCAAGGAGTCACACACCTCATCAACTGATGGAGCTCTCAGAGTGGGATATGCGGGTTGAGCTCTTGAGGCTTCAAGAAGGTTCGGTACTGTGGGACGACGCACCCACAGAGGATGCGATTCTCCACTCGGAGATGACGGAGGACCTTTACGAACGTCTCAAGGCTCGACTCCTCACCCACCGGGCCCGTCCAGATATGAGGGGAGTTTACAGCCAGACCGATATGGCACGATTTCTATCTTACGTCCTATAACATCAAGCAATGACACACGAAGGAATGCTCGCCTCAATTACGCGAGAGCTGGTTCGAACCGAGATTCAAATCCACGCACAGAACCCGGAGATGGCTCTGGGGATGGCCATGGCCCGAAGGATTATGGAGAGGCAGTACGCGGAGAAACTCGCACAAGGAACCGCTAAGGAATCCTTAGGAGTTCAACCCTGAACGGTTGTAAAAACACAGTAGGATTTACAACGAGATGAACCACGGATCACTATTCAGCGGAATCGGCGGCTTTGACTTGGCCGCCCGATGGATGGGATGGGACAACGTCTTCCACGTCGAGTGGAACCCGTGGTGCCAGAAGGTCTTGGAGCATCATTTCCCTAACTCAGAATCATTCACCGATGTACGACAATTCGACGGATCCGCATGGCGCGGACGCGTGGACGTTATCAGCGGAGGGTTCCCCTGCCAGCCCTACAGCTCCGCAGGGAAGCGACTGGGGAAGGACGACGAACGCCACCTCTGGCCCGAAATGCTGCGCATCATACGCGAAGCTGCCCCGCGTTTCGTTGTGGGCGAAAACGTTCGCGGCCTCACTAATTGGAATGGAGGTGTGGTCTTCGAGGAGGTGTGCGCTGACTTGGAAGCTGAAGGGTACGACGTATGGACGGGCATACTTCCTGCTGCAGGTGTCGGCGCACCCCACCGACGGGACCGGGTTTGGTTTGTTGCTCACGCCCACGGCGGTGCAGACGTGCGAACACCCGGACGAGATGCAGGCACGAGCACAGGCGAAGGGATACCGGAACGGCACGAAGTACGGATCCCTGACCAGTCAGGTGACGTATGGGATGCTGCCAACACCGACCACAAGAGACCACAAAGGATCGAGAAAAACGGAAACCCTTTATGCGGCGAAGCGGAACGAGACCAATTCCCTACCCGATGCATTTTCCCAACTTGGGAAAACTTCTCAACTCAGTCCCCGCTTTGTGGCGGAAATGATGGGCTTCCCCGTGAACTGGACGGAATTACCTTTTCAAAGTGGCGCAACGAATCAATCAAAGCCTACGGAAACGCTATAGTGCCTCAGGTTGCCTATCAAATCTTTCAAGCGATACAAAACGCGAATGAACAGCACTGAACTCATCGGACGAGCGCGGGACCGCTGGAACGAGATAGACCACGAGGGCCTCGACTGGTTTTCGTTCTTTAACGGCTGGCTGGAAGGCAGGGCAGATATTGTCTACCGAAAGACACAAGAAGATGAAGATAAGGCTTGAGCATGACCACCACAGGTGCGCGGACGGATGCTGCGACACCTACGGCTACTGGGTTCTAGTAAACGGCGTAAAGATTGGTCACATCGAAAACGACGATCCGCACCAGTTGGCTCAAATACTATCACATCATCTGACATTAATGGAGGCTGGTGAACATCCAACTCTGTCCGCGACTATGGCTGAACTCTAGCTGGTGTGTATTTGACTCTAGCTGGTGACTATTGCAAACAAGCTGGTGACTATTCACCTTTTTGGTGACGCCAACAAAATGGACAGAGGGAAATGAGTTTCCTTCTGTGACCCTAAACAACACCCAAACAGCGAACAACAAACCTTAAACATGAAATCCCAACACACACCCGGCCCGTGGACTGTTGCCCCTTTGGGAACTATAGAATTCAAAGGTGGGTTCATCGGCGAGGCCTATGATATGAACCCGGGTTATTACGGCGAAAAATCAGAAGACCTTCCGGTGATGGCGAACGCCCGGCTTATGGCGGCGGCCCCGGATATGCTTGAACTGTTACAGGCATTGACCGGATTCGACAGCATCCGTAAAGCCCACGCAATGAGAGCAACTTTGAAACTGTTAAAAGAATTGCAATGAGCTACCTCGGCTACCTCGATACGTGGAGCGTCTTCGACTTCACCGGCTGGTACCTCTTTGTTTCACTCTTTTTCTTTGTCCTACGAGATGAGCTATACAAAAGCAGAGCGCGCAGAAATCGCGAAGAACATTCGTGAGTACGCCAAAGAGCGACGCATCGAATACTGGAAGAACTACAACCTCAAAGACGACGAGGACACACGGTGCTTCACCAGATACGCCACGAACTACGATTACCTTTGGCTCCAAGCCGTAGCAGACGACGTACTCGGAAAAATCAAGCACGATGAATTCCACTGGATTGACAAGGGTTAAGCTCTCCCAACTGAAGAGCAACCCGAACAACCCGCGAATAATCAAGGACGACAAGTTCCGGAAGCTGGTTAGGTCAATCACAGAGTTCCCCGAGATGCTAGAAGCCCGGCCTATCGTGTGCGACCCCGACGGAGTAGTTCTGGGAGGGAACATGAGGCTCAAAGCGTGCCGGGAGGCAGGGCTCAAGGAAGTACCCGCCTACGTCGTTACATGGGAGGAATCGAAGCAGAGAGAGTTTATCATAAAGGACAACGTAGGATTCGGAGAATGGGACTGGGACGAGCTCGCAAATACGTGGGACCCTATCCAGCTCGAAGAATGGGGGCTTGATGTGTGGCAGGAAGAGGAGGAAAAAGAAGAAAAGCCCGTTAAAGAGAAGTGCGAAACCTGCGGCAAATGAGCTCCACAAATTCTACACGTAAAAAGGACCTCTTAGACGCTCTGGAGCGTTCACTCGGCATCGTGTCCACAGCTTGCGAGAAGGTCGGTGTAGACCGCAAGACTCATTACAACTGGCTGAAGGACGATCCCGAATACAAGGAGGCGGTTCGAGCTATCGAAGAGCGGACTATCGACTTCGCAGAATCGCACCTGCACGCGCTCATTAAGGACAAGAACCCCGCCGCGACTATCTTCTTCCTAAAGACCAAAGGCAAGAACCGCGGCTACGTAGAACGCCAAGAAATCGAGGTCAACGATCCTAGGCCGCTTACGTGGTTTAAGGAATGACCCTTGCACAGTCTTACTACGACTGCAAGAACTCGGCCTCACGCATCCAGATACATCAAGGAGGCACCCGGTCGGGGAAGACCTATTCTATCCTCCTCTGCTTAATCGAGTTCTGCTACAAGAACCCGAACGCGGGAGCCGTCGTTACCGTAGCTCGGAAGACCTTCCCGGCTCTGCGTGCTTCCGTCATGCGGGACTTCTTTTCTATCCTCGAACGGGAGGAGATATACAACCCCGAACTCCACAACAAGAGCGACGCTACCTACCTACTCTTTGGAAACCTCGTGGAGTTCATCTCAGTAGACCAGCCCCAAAAGGTGCGGGGCAGGAAGCGGGATATCCTTTTCATAAACGAAGCGAACGAGGTCTCTCTGGAGGACTGGAGGCAGCTCCTCCTCCGGACTACCCTCAAGGCAATAATCGACTACAACCCTTCGGACGAGTTTCACTGGATTTACGACGAAGTAATACCCCGAGACGATGCGCAATTCTTCAAGACGACCTACCGAGACAACCCCTTCCTACCGGCGGAACTCGTCGCCGAAATTGAACGGCTACAAGTGGCCGACGAGAACTTCTGGAGAGTCTACGGACTCGGAGAGCGAGGAGCATCCCGAAGCACCGTCTTCACCCACTACACCACAGTAGACCGAGTAGGCCCGGAATGGAAGCTCGTAGCCTACGGGCTAGACTTCGGGTATACGAACGATCCGACGGCGGTGGTAGGAGTCTACACCGATGGACACGGGTACCTTCTCGACGAGGTGCTCTACAGGACCGGACTCTCGAACCGGGAGATATCGAAGCTCCTCGAGGTAGGGAAGTCGCAAGTGATAGCCGACTCCGCGGAACCCAAATCTATCGACGAGCTCCACGGGTACGGGCTCAACGTCCACCACGCAAGGAAGGGCCCCGACTCCGTACGGGCAGGGATTCAGTTCCTACAGTCTCGGCCCCTTGCGGTGACCTCTGGGAGCGTGAACCTCATCAAAGAGCTCCGTAACTACAAGTGGAAGGAAGACAAGAACGGGAAGGTCCTAAACGAGCCTGTGGACGCGTTTAATCACGCTATCGACGCGGCCAGATACGCGGCTATGTTCAATCAATCAAACCCCAACTTCGGGAGGTATCGGATAGGCTAACTTTGAGGAATCCACCCTCTTCCGTTATTCTCTCGTATGAACATCCCCTACCGCTGGGCAGACCTCACGCTCGGAGACCTTCAGGTACTAATGTCGAACGCGCCCGATCTGGAAAAGGTCGGCCACGTATGCCGCCTCTCGAAAGAGGAGGTACTGAAGCTCCCGATGGGAACCGTACTCGACGCGCTCAACCGGATTAACCACATCCCCGAAGTAGCCCGGCACGAGCAAGTGATTACAATCGAAGGGAAGAAGTACGGCTTCGTAAAAGACTGGGACGAGTTCACCACCGGGGAGTGGATTGACTGCGAGAGCTACCAAGAAGACTTCTGGCCGAACGCGCACAAAATCATGGCCGTTCTCTACCGTCCGATGAAGTACCACGTAGGGAAGGAATACAGCCTGAAGAAGTACACGGCCAAAGAGGACGCGGAGCCGTTCAAAGGGATGCCAGCCGACCTCTTTTCAGGTGCGCTGCTTTTTTTTTGGAATACAAGAATAACACGTCTGCAAACTTTGCAAGCGTCTTTGCTGGAGGTGACGGAGGGAGTTCTCAATTCTACGAGAAGTGGAAGTGGTACCCCATCCTCTACACGCTCGCGAACAACGACGTTCTCCAGATGGATAAAATTACGGAGCTCCCGGTTCACGTCGTACTTCAGCACCTCGCGTTCCTCAAAGACCTAGCTATAGAGCAAAAGAAGAGATGATTACACTAAACACGATTGTAAAGAGGTTCGAGGACTTCGCAGATAACCACTTCTTCATCCGCTCCTTCTCGTTTGGAGGGCCAGAGGATGTGGATCTGGAGAAGTTCGACCAGTACCCTCTCCTTCACCTCATTTACACCGGAGCGACGTACGAGGACACTACCAAGACCCTCGACTTCGAGGTATATATCTTCGACCTTCCTTCTGCCTACGAGGACAAGAACGAGCGCCAGAAGGAGGTAGTAAGCGACGCGGAACAATGTGCGGAGGATATCCTCGCAGATATCGCGAACGGGCACAACATCTTCATCGATTCGGAAGACTACGAGATAGCGAACGCCAGCGTCACTCCCCTTCAGGAAGCGAACTCGAACGTACTCGCGGGCGTGCTTCTGGAGCTTTCTATCACGCTACCCTACGACCGCTCGGCGTGCGACGCTCCGATAAATGGAGTACAGCCGGAGGGAGGCGGGTTCGTCTACCAGCGCCGCGGATTGCTCCGGGTTCTGACTCAGAACGGGACGGTAGATGTGCTTTCGGTGAACACAATCAAGGTCACGAACGGAACCCTCATCGACGAGGGGAACG